CCTCTTTGTATTTTTTTGTAAACTCATCCGTGCCTTCAATCGCGGTTTTGTCAGAGTTCCATTTAAGTTTTGCATTGATCATGGAATTAACAAAATCTCTTTTTGCCGCATTACTGGTAAACTCTTGGGTACCTGCAAATTCTTTTACTGCAAACTCATACGCTTGCTGTTCCAGTTTTTGCTCAAGTTCTTTTGTATCTGTATCATACTTCTTTTGTAACTCCTCTAAATCGCCGGATAGTTTAGAGAGTTTATCTGCGTCAGTGCCAGCTTCTTTTAACTGCTTTTTCAAATCCTTTAAATCCCCGTCACGAGTAGCAACGGTTGTTTTAAGACCTTCAATTTCAGTATCTTTCTTTTGTAAATCTTCATTGTATTTGTTTTTAGAAACATAATCACCCTCTGAAAGATCCACAAATTTTGCTGTACCAGCCGCTTTAGTAAATTGTTCAAATGTTAGAGTACCATTTTCTGCTTGCTTAAAAAGTTCCTCGATTGTCATATTATATAATCTCCTTTACAATCCTTTATATCCGTTATTTATATATCCGCATTACGGTTTGCGGTTAGATTGTGTTTAATAAAAGAATTTATGGTAATCCTTTTATCGTTTATATTATACTACAATAAATTAAATATGTAAAGTATTTATATCATACTTTTATTGCATTATATCCAATAACACTAATCCTATCATTCTGAGCACTTAGTCCACAGTTCTTACTAAAAATTTTATATTCATTTATTAAACGAATGATTTTTTGTCTTGCTTTTCTAGCACCAATTATATCGTTTGCTTCTTGATATGCCATCTGTTCTTCTTTAGCATATCTTATTCTAGTCTCTAATTTACGTTGCATTTGGGTACATTCATACATTGTTAAATGTTTTCCGTCTGGCAATGTGTAGCCTTCATGATTTTTCCTTATAAATTCATCCAATTGTTTTTGAGTGTATCTGGGTTTACTTTTACCGATGATTATAGAATATGCAAAATGTCTACAATTCCATTGACCAATAACACGATCAAGTCCACTAAATTTCTTTCCATTCACATCTTCAAAATCATCATTATTTTGTAATTTTTCCCACTGCTCATTTGTAAATATGTGTCCTTGAATTGGTTCATGATCTAATGCAGAGTTTTTATGAACACTTAATTCTTTACCATCAGCATTTATTTGTTCACCTATTTTATCTTCCATAGCTTGCTGTACAGCGTGAATACCGTCTAATAAATTTCGTCTCACAGCGGTATCAAGTCTTTGAGTGTATCCGCTTTCCCATTCTAAACGTCTAACTCCACTATCCGTTAGTTGTTTTATAACTTTTCTCATAGCTGTTTTATAATCAACGATGCCGCTTTTAGAAGCTATAATTGCATTATCAATAGCTATTTTGTACGTGTCTTCAATAGATTTAAATGTAAGATTATTTCTATCGCCAACATTGCCAATTAAAAATCCTGTTGCCTTAGAATTTGATATGTTTAAATATTCCTTTGCAGTTACATTTCCTATAGCAATAACAATCTTTTTTAATTCTGTGTTCTTACTAAATGGAATAAACGATTTATGCCTATAATCATAAAGGGGTTTAGCATCTATATAAGAATCTAAGGCAACTGTTTTGATTAGTTGTTTAATATCACGAACTTGCAAATTAGTTAAATTTGCAAGTTCCTTGTTTAATTTTCGTATATCAGCGCCCATTATAACTAAAATCTTTAATCGTTCAATATCTTTAGGAGATAATGTGCCAATCTCACCAATTCTTTTAGCTATCATTTGAATAGTTTGGTTACTAATATACTCTTGTCGATCAATTATTGGTTGTATTAAATTTTCAATCGCATCCTCACTAAGCATTTGTTATCTCCTTTTGTTTATGGGGACACTCATCACAATTCTGTGCATCACATAAATACTCATCCAAACAATTTTCACAAGGATAATCAGTTATTGTTTCCATTCTCTACCTCGATTAGACATACCCCTCTGATTAAGTTTTTGTTGGCTGGATCTATTTTGTCTCGACACATCATCGTCTTGACCAAGCATTTGAGATTGAACAACTAAATCTTGTTCCATAGCCCTCATATTTTCTTCTTCTACTTCTGCTAATGCGTCTTTTGCTTGTCTCTTAGTTTCACCAAAATACCACATTCTGTTTTCAACTTTAGAAACAAGTCCTTCACCCATTAATGCGAGTCTAGCGTTTAATTCTTCATATGTATCTACAATAAGACTGTCATCCCATTCGAATGATACATCATACGGACCATCAGGAACCACATTGTACAGAGTACAATAAACATTCATAACATAAATGACATCCCGTAAAGCCGATTCAATAGCTTGTTGGATTTCTACGTTTGCCTGATAACTTCTCTGTTTAAGTATCTTTAATTCGGTTGCGGTTCTTGCTATATCAGCACTATCAGAAAGTGTTCCTCTACTAATTGCACACACATCTTCTATTCTCATAAGAATGGTGTTTAATCCAGCTATATAATTATTGTCACGTAATACTGGAGCATAAGGCTCAAATAATTCATTTTCACTTATATCCACCTTACGATATAAACGTTCTTGCATAGCACCTAGTGATGTGTGACCTTTATTTTCATCCATAGGATCATCCATATATTTGAAGGCATCACGATCAATATTAACTGCCATTTCACCGCCTTCATATTCCCAAAGTAATCTACTATACTGCATATCTGCATCTTTAATAAGACTTACCGCACGACTAAATCCAGATACTCCAAGAGGACTTAAAGTATCAATGGTGTTTGCTTCGGGCATCTTAAAATATGCAAACAATGGACGTTCTACATTTTTAATGTTAACTTCTGGTTCAAAGTTTCTCCATTCAGGAACATCCGTTAATGGAATCTCATCACCTAAATCAGTATTTGCCACTTCCATCCCAATCTTATTAGTTGTTTTATAGGCTTTATTTATAATAGTAACAACATTGTCTTCCCATTTATGGTATTCCAATCGTCTATAAATAACAGCTTTATCGACTTTAGATTGAATAAATGCGGCTTCAGTTATCTTACCAGATGCGTCAAATGCAAGAGGATAAAAAGAATCAGCTTGAATGAAATCAAATTCAATTTCAGTTGTAGGTATAATATCAGACGTTATCTTATTTTTTGTGTCTGAGTTATCAACATTATTTACAACAATATAAGGTTTGATAACAAGACCGCCTTTAGCGATACCATATTCAATTTGTTTGCGTAATTGCTTCTTTAGTTTTTTGTATTGTTTTTCCAAGTATTCAGCACGTTGAGTATCACCAATAGGACGCTCCTCTGTAACTGGTTCAGCTGGTAATACAGAAAGTGGATTTTCTTCTGGATCTGGTTGATCAGCTATTGCAACTTCTTGTTTAGGAGTAGTAATTTCAGATTCAAACTCCAGTAATGCTGTTCGTGCTTTTTCACTTGCAATCATAGCAGGTAATCCAAGACTAACAACTCTAACAGGATTACTTCCATCTGGTTCATGTAACCAATCTGCTTTTTCTCTATACAGATTTGACCATAATTGTATAGCAGTTTCCATTTGAGGGGAAATTGCATAAGTTACTTGTAACTCTTTTTCAATAGCTTTTGCACCAATCATTTTATTAACAATTCCTTTCAGCTTATGAACTATTGTATTCCACAAAGACATACAATTACCTCTTCCTTTTACGTTTCTTTATGAGTCCGGCATTTCTCGCTTGTCTTGCGGCATCTTTTGCACTATCAGCACGAATTGTAACTGTTATTCCAGTTTCCGGATCTATATAGTCAAAACTACGTTCACCACTTCCAATAAACCAAGATTTGTTACCCCATTCACCTTGATGTAGCCAATGCCGTGTACCCCAATCAACTTTTTTGTCATATTGATGTCCGAATAAATCTACACCTTTATATTTTCCACCTCTATCGCCTGTTGATGCCATTATATCGCCACCTTTGAACTAATTAGTTGTTTAAATATTATATTACCTTTTAAGTTATCAGATAAATTTTTACCGTATAGTAACACGGTGTCAGGTTTTAATTTATTAAGTGTTTTATCATAAAATTCATGAATAGTTTTATAATTTCCCCATCTACCATCTCCTGTTGTTGAAATAGCTATTGTACTATGTTCCGGAATCCCGTCTAAACAATATTCTAAATCAACATCACTGCCCCATGTTATAGAAGGTATAACTTTTATACCATGTTCTTGCCAATATCTACCGCACCAGCGATTTTTATACACATTCCACATCTGCGTTAATTTAGGCATATCACTGTATGTACTAAATTGAGGAGACAGAACAAATGCGAATTTCTTTAATACATCAATGTATCTATCAGGATAATTCCAAACACGTTCAAATTGATAATCATGTAAAAAGAAATGGACACCTATATTTTCTGGATGTTGTTCTTTTAAAGCAAAATTAAATCCTTGAAGTGGAATATTTTTTAAATTATCAATATGAACAGGATACATTTCTGGTATATCATATTTACCAACGCCGGGAAATTGTGCGTAGGCAAGGTTACATAGATTCTGTTCTAAAAATCTAGTACTATGAGCGTCTCCTTTAAATTGCATATACTAATTTCCTTTCCGTTTCCAATACCGTTCAGTTGCGTATCTAACAGCATCAATAGTGTGGTTATCTAAATCCGGATAAGCACTTATAAATTCTCCATCTTTATCTCTTTCATACTCATAAGTTGTAAATTCACTCCATGTATATGGACATCTACGCTTATCAATATAGATGTGATTAAGACCTTGTAACCATTTAATACCATACCTAACACTGTCCGGACCCTTTTCTGCCCCACGTATGAATGCTCCATATGCTTTAAAGTCAGCTATTGATTTAGGTTCAGCACTATCAGCAGTAACAAGTTCTTCTGTTTTTAATAGTTTTTCTTCTTCATATAATTCCCTAAATACTGTAGCATTTCGAGATTCCCATGATCGGTGTTCTGCAAATATGTATAAATCTAATTTTTTTCTATCAAAGTGCATCCGAACAAATTGAAAAGGATCTATTGCAAATCCCCAGTCTATGCCGTTATAAATACGATCAAATGTAGCAAACATAGGAACTTTTTCAGTTATGTTGCCATACATATCATATCTAGGTACAAGTTGTCCCATATCAAGATGTTCAACATTTTGAAACACATCTCCACCAGTACCGGTTGCAACTCCCATATATTCGTGTTCATACGCTCTAGGATTTATAGCTTTTAAATCTTCGGCTTCATATATAAACTGTCTGCCTAACCAGTCTTCCGGAACATCTAAATATGAATTGCGTACAACTAATGTATTATCCGTTCGCTTTATCTCACAAGTTTCCGCATACTCATTCGCCCAATTATTTTTACTGATAGGTGGATTGAATGTTCTAAAATCCCAGAATTTCTCACCACCACGCATGGTAGACTGAGTAACAGTACGTAATTCATTTTCACCAGCATACTGATCTAATTCTTCAAACCATGTAATGCCGATATAGCCAAATTCTGGTTTTATTGATTTTACTTTCATAGGATCATCAAGTCCCATGAAATATATTTTTTGTCCTGTTGGAATATATACAATAGGGGTACTATATGTTTTTGGAATTTTAAATAGAGATTCAAGTCCCATCTGATAGATGCCCCATACAACTTGAGTGAATATGGAGTTTTGAATTGTATTAGCAATTTTTCTAAAACAAACTGCATGAACTTTTGGATTTGATATTATTAATAAAGGAATAGTTATACCGCCAACGAATGATGATTTTGTACTACCACGACCTCCTGCAAATACATAGTGTGTATGACGATGTCCTAGAATATCTTCTAACACATCGTCATACATAGGTATTATGCAGTCCTTTAAATTGATCTGCAAAGCACTAGCCACGTACTAATTCATTCACTTTCTGTTGCACATCGGCATATCTATTCCCTAATACCAATTTTCTAGTATCACCGTTTCCATATTTTCCAGCAAGTGTTTCTTGTGCAAGTATATCAATAGGACTTTTTGCAATGTGGTTTATAAAATCTTGCACTTCATTATATCTAGTGCCCAACATAGATTTACGAGCATCTCCCGTACTATATTTACCTTTCAGAACATCTGTAACTAACTCAAGTGTAGTGCCACTAGGAGTAACTTGTTTACGTGTTCCATACGCAGGAATAGCATATCCACGAATCCTACCATCACCAACTTTAATCTTACGAGTGCCTACATTACCGTTTATATTACCTTCAATAACAGTAATGTAACCGTTTTCTACTTTAGAAACAACTCCGATGTGATCTGCCCAACCATCATTAGGCTGTGTTGTATCATCCCAATTATATGTGATTATATAACCTTCTTTTGGAGTGATTCTACCATCTTCATTCCATATACCCTTTTTCTTGAATATATCAATGAATCGTTGAACACTGCACTCTACACCGCCAATTAAATCCACGGCATCTAAAACAATAAACGCATCCGACACCGTAACTGCACAATAGCTATCTGTATAAGATACTTTATAGCCCCGAGGAAGTGGTTTATACGAATTGTACAAATCAATCAAATCTTTGTGAGTGCCTTTAGCACGAGATTTGCCGATCCATCCGCTCATAACTTTGATAACTTCGTCAGCAGTAACAGTTAAATCTGGTTCATCTAAATAACAGCATCCTGTAAAATTATTCCAATCCGCTATAGTAAGATTAGATAAATTTCTATCTACAATATCGCCACCGGATGTATACTGCCAAATATCATAGTGAGTCCAGGGCTTAGTACTATAATGATCGGGCCATTTAGGAATAGACCAAGAATTTGAGTTAGCAGGATAACCAGTGAACCACAGAGGAACATTATTAGCAAGATTCTTGCATTGTTTAATGCCGTCCATATTTGTGTATAAGAAACACGTTAATCCTGTTTTTAACCTTACCCTGTCAATAAAACGTTTTGCCCATCTTGTATCTTTTCCCCAAGCACTATTTTGTTCTGATTCCCAGTCGAGTGCAAGAATGATTTTACCAAGATATGGAGTGACAACAGATATAAAATAATCAGCTTCCATAATAGCGTCTTTGCCAGATGCGTAATGATACGCTCCAACAAGTTTGCCATTTTGAATAGCTTTTTTCATTGCTTTTTCAAAATAATCAACATACTTATAAGACGTTCCCTGAGTCGCTTTAATAATTACAAAATTCGATTCAGCATACGCTCTGGCGGTATCTTTCTTAAACGGCCACCCATTATGATGTGAAATGTCTATTCCTCGCATATATTATTGCTCCTTATTTGCCTGTTTGAAAATCTGATTTACGCCAGTTGCCGCAAGTCCACTAACAATGCCTACTGCAATAGCAGTTACAATGTGAAAATCAGCAAATTCAGGCATCTTTGTAAAATACGCTACAATGCCGAGAACAGCTCCTGCAAGTCCTACAATAGCAGGAATATGCTCATCTGCTATGTGACTTGACCATTTACAGAACATGCCAACAAGATAGCAAATCACTGTAATGGCTCCAACACTTGCAATTCCGAGATTCTCCATCATTTCTTCATACCTCCTAAACTATGTTTCACCCTATCTCGTTCTTCTGCTTTTTTAGCATCATTCCACTTTTCCATAGTGCCTACGAGATAGCCTGTGATTCTTCTAATACGTTCAAATTTAACGCCTTTTCCCATCTGATAATCCAACTTACTTTGCCTCCTGAGACTTAAATTCATTGAATTGTTTCCATAAAGAAGATACAGAAGACTCAACCTTAATAAGTCTATCATGATCTTCTTTTTGATCATCTTTCATGCCAGCAATTTCAGCTTTTATGTCTCTGATTCCCGTGCCTATATTCTCTAATTTTACTATGACAGTGGTTAATTCTGAGGTGTTCTCTTTACTGTTTTTACTTGCAAGAGAATATATAGCAAATAATAATGATGCGATTGAAATTATAATAGGAGCATATTCCATAAAAAACACCTCCTATATTAACGTTGCCAATTGAGTGCAATTTCTACAACGGCATCTGGTTTACCGGCCATACGATTTTCAATATCAATAGTCCGTTTTGCCAGTTCTTTAGCCGCTTGTGTTCTGTCAGATAAAGACGCATCAAGTCCAAATTGATCCTTCACTTCACCTCTCATTACACTTGTAAAATATTGCATAACTTCTGTCGCATCAGCTACATTACTCTTTCTGACACATTCCATCTGTTTCCAATATTCTTCCTGAACAGCAGGCTTTTGAACCAGTTTTTTGCCTATAACAAAATACGAATTATCTGTAAATTTATCAACCTCATCCTGAGTTCTCATGCCTTGTTCAAGTTCCCAAGCGACTAATTTTCTCGCCGCTTCCTGTTGATTGCCCTCTTCAAGTAAAAACGTAACAAACTTAGTTTCACTCGGAGACAATCTGTAGCCTAATTCTGTTTCTACGCTTTGTCTACTTCGTTGTCCTTGTATGCCCATGATGGTAACTTATCCCTTCTTAAAACGGATTGACCTATTCCGTTTTTGCATTTAATCATGTTCCATTCTGCATTATCAATAGGAACATCCCAGCCGTTTAGTTCAAACCAATAATCCCGTAAATAAAGAATGACTTGAACCTGAGACGCAGATTTAAACAACTCAAACGCCTCATCTTTTCCTTTTTTAGGGTTAAATATAGATTTCTTTATTGTATAGATATTAATAGGCCTTTTTTCTTTTGTGCTGTAGAACTGCCTACGCTCATACAATAATTGTTCTCCAAACTTTGTATTAATCGCCATCTGGAGTTTCTTAATAGTATTTCTATTATCTTTCATCTTCGCTTTGTCCTTTTACGAAATCTCTGAACCCGATCAAACCTAGGTGTGTTCTTTGCTCTTGTTGTAGATTTTCGTTTCCGCGCCATAAAATCATCTCCTTCTACGGCGTGTAGTATATGTTCTCGGCCCTGATCTACTTTTTCTCGACCTGTGTCCCTTCCTTACTCTGATCGTTGCCATTAAACAACCCTCCTAATAAATTCTTTCCGACGTAATTTGCATATCCTTCCGAATTTTCTATCTGTACATTTTCATATTCAACGGGTAAACTTATATACCACATAAATCCGGCGATAGTGGCTATTTCTAAAAATACCATTACGCAAAATGCTATAAACCAACGTCTGCACGAATGTTTCAGCTCTGCCAGAATTTCGCTTGCTAATGTTTCATGTTCCATGATGTGCATCTCCTTTGCCATTTATTTTATCTTTATTATAAGCGATTCTATTTTAATTGTAAAGTTGTTTTCTAGCGTTGTCTAATGTTTCGACGTTTAGCTTTTTTGTGTTGCAAAAAAAATCGACGCTACAGTTACGAAAAAATCTCAGGTTGTCAGAGGTAGTGTTTCGTAGAAAGTGTCGCACAATTCGGGGGGTAGGGGGTCTGTTGTCTGACAATTCAGTCAGCTATGCAAAGTGTGTCTGATTTTCACGCAATTCAGTGAATTATATACACAACGTCAAAAACTTGTCATAGTTTTCAGTCTTTTCGGTATTTCTCCCGGGATTTTTCAATACCCAACGTCAAAAACTTGTCATTGTCTATACAATTTAAGCTGTTTTATCTATTGTATATACAATATAATAAGCTGTATACACAACGAATACAGTTGTTTTTTAGTATATAGTATATATAGTATATAGTATATATAATAAGAAGTAATACAGTAAAATGTATACACAATGGCTATAGATCACTGTAAATTGTGTAAAAATAGCACATATTTATGTATAATATTCTCAATATTCGCTATTTTGGCCAAAAATTTCAAAATTTTATGCTGACTCGGTGTCAGTTTTCTTTTTATTTTCTGTCAGGTGTGTGATTATTTCTCACAATAGTCTATATTGTATATAATATCTATACATCTTATTATATTATCTATAGTACTTATTATAATGTATATTGATAATAAAAAACTATTGAAAAATTTTATCTTTTTTCTTATGCCGCGCCGGTTTTCAGATAATTCATTATAATACACTCTATCTATACACAACTACTTAAGTTATGTACATAATTATTGATATACACTATTCATTATTTTTCTATTACTTTTAATGTATCTAATTCATATACAACTACTTAAATATTTACTTTAAATATTAGAATCAATGATGTATTTTTTCACTCTTTTACTTATCCCGCCGACTTTTTAGAATATTTGATTCGATGTATTAGGTGTGTCTACTTTACAAAATATTTTATATACTATCTGATAATATCAGCACTCTATATATGTGAGTGCTAACTCGGGGGCTGAAAAAAAAAGAGTGCCGGAGCACTCTTTTTTATCTCTTTTCCCAACCCTTGTATTTCATCAACCCCAGCGCCCAATCAGCTAATGCAAAGGCATGAACCGGAAACGTCATTTTACTAGCACATTCTAATAACCAGTTCAGGATCTGCCCTTCCGTCCAGTACCAGCGCCCCTCCTGCTCCCGCTTCCACTCGGTGTAGGAGAATATACAATCGGCGTGTTTAGTGCTTCCTCCCCATAATTCGAGGCGGGTTTCTCGGGACTCAATATCACTGGCTAATACATACCCCTGCCGGAATGCCTGTTCCTCATATGTCATAATTTGTTCCTTTCTAGGCTATCTCATCGGTACCGGGAGCCCATCCCAGCGGCAGACGCCCCAAAATCGGGGCGTTTCGAATTATTCGGCGGCCTTCTCGGCGACGGCCTTTTTAGCTTCCTTGACTGCCTTCTTTTCGGCCTTAGCCTTTTCAGCGGCTGCCTTCTTCTCCTCTTCCTTTGCCTTCTTCTCTGCGGCTTTCTTCTCTGCCTTCTCTGCCAGCGACTTGCGGCAAACGTCGGCATACTTGGTAAGCCCTTCGGCGATATTCTGGAAAGTAGGAATGCAAAGATCCAATCCGTTCTTTACAATATTGGAACCTTCCGGGCGAACCTCTTCCGGGATCAACTCGGATTTTGCATTCAGGCGCACTCCGTTGGCGGAGAAGTACATTTCAAAATAGGTAACTCCGTCAACCTTCAGGCTCCGGCAGGTCGGGATCTTTTCCCACGTCTTGATAACAATAGTCTTACCATTGCCTTCAGCCTCTTCCTTGAACTTGGCAAGCCAAGTATCAACCTCTTTTCCTACCTCGTCCTTCTTACTGGAGCGCTCCGCCTTCTTGTTAACCTTCTCCGTCGTTTCAACAACCTCCGTCGGATTTTCGATACCCTCGGTGGTGACGGTCTCGGTGATTTCTTCCTTCTGGGTCTCGGTTGTGGTTGTCATAGTGCCTTTCTCCTTCTCCGCGGTTACAATCATTTCGGCAAGCTGGGACTTGGAAACCTTTTCGGGTTCAGCAACATTAATTCCCATTTCGGTCAGTCTCTGGAGCATTTCGGTTTTGGTCATTTTCTTGGTATTCATAGTGTGTCCTTTCCGCGGCGCTGCCGCTTTCATTTTTTTTATCTTGACTTGTTAACTTGTTACAAGTCAATTATAACAAACACAATTCCGAAAATAAAGTCCCCGGTTTTGACACTATTCTGAAAACTCAATCGTAATAATAATTACATGACATAAAAAAATGATATTGTGTACACAAACTTTATTTTCTTAAGTATAAATTATGTTTTCTAAACTTTATAAAATTTCTTTTTTTACAGATAAACTTTATTTTTTTAAGTGTGTCATTTTATTATCATTATTTGTATATAATTATTACTGTCCATCGTCTCAAAACAGATCATAAAAATGTATAAATCGTAATAAAATAATTATAGTAAATATCATAATGTGTCCGATATTAAAACAATTCATTAAATTAACACATTATTTTCAATAATTAAGGAACATTTTTACATAACTTACTGAATTGTCAAACCTTTCAAATTTTAAATAGTCAGAACATTGTATTCTACATAAACAATTTAAACTATTGTTTGATAATTTTTTAAATTTAGGTCTGCTATCGTCATACTTTTTTATCGACACATTTTAAATTTTCAGTTATTTTACTATATCTTTTAAGTTGTCAGAAAACGAGCTATATATAGTAAAATTCTGAAAACTTGAATTTTCAGATATAACTATTTTATTGTATTTGTCACATATTTATGCGCTGGTCCCCGTATCTCGTTCTTATCATATTTTTACTCCATCTGTAATCTTTTTACAATAAAAGCGGGGAGCTGTCAATCGTAACAACTCCCCACTCCCCGGAACACGTCTCGGTGTTCAATACTACCTATCTACATCATCCGGACTGGCGTTATACAGTCCTCCCGATATATCGCCTCCCACATAGTTGGCATTGCCGGCATCATTCTGAATTTGGACATCCTCGAAATCTGTCGGCAGGCTTATATACCACATAAATCCTATGATAATAGTCAGCTCCATCACTACCATAATGCAAAACGCCCAGAACCATCGCCGGGTATTCTGTTTTACCTCTGCCAGAATCTCACTGGCGAGGCGTGTTCCATCCTCATCCATATACATATTACATATGGGACCTCCTCTCATTATACCTTCAGGAAGTTGTCCAAGTAGTATCTTACACCCTCCTTTCTAATATACATACGACCACTCGGACTGGTGCATATTTTATGCCGACGGATTTTCTGTCGACCAGTTCCAAAATTAAAACACACTACTGCATAATCCTCGATCCCATACAGAATATCAAGGATCTCGATCCCTCCCCAGTTTGACAGACACATAACTCCAATAGCTTCCGTATTTGCATATTCCTTATAAAGTGCCATGATATTTACCTCCTATGAACTATGTAATTGATATTCCTTTTTTGCCTCAAATTTTTTCACTCCGTGAGCGGGATAAAATTCAAATCAATATTTCTCTCCTTATAAACTTATCCTCTTTAATATACCATCTAATTCAATATACTGGGTAATTTCAATATTATCCCAATATCCATAACGATTATAATGATTATATACCGTTTGATATACATCCTCCTTCCAGGATTTATATTCCTCATCATCGAAATAATTATTACATTCCTCTACTGCAATATCCATTTCCTTCTCCTCTCCACAAACTGTATTTCTGAAAAAATGAAGATGGAGCATAACCACATTTTCCATTAATTTCATCTCATGTTCTCCTTATTTTCCTGTCCAAGCCCATCTGATTTGTCTATAAATTTTGTGCAGACTTTCTCCAAGTCCAAATACAATATCCTTCATTGTGAAATCTACTCCGAGTTCCATTTTGTTACCTCCTGTTTTTTTTTGAGTTTTTATAGTTCCCAATTTTGGGGAGTGCTCCCGGCAAGTGTCGCACCTGCTATTCGTTCTCCGCGGGAGCTGTTCAATTTACATGAATGGTAAATCATTCATTGGACAATGTTTCATGTATTCAACCGCCCATGCCTGGGATACTTCATGGTATCCTTCCTCAATCACAACTGCAAAGATATCAATATAAGGTTGATTGCAATGTTTGGAGCAGTAATTATACATCTTCCGAAGTATGCGCTCCCAGTTTTTTGTAGTACTGGGAATTTCTCTTTTCATCAAGGTTTGATAACCTTGGTCACTATAAGCCTCAATTCGTAAAATCATTATCTTTCCCTCCTAGAATTATTTGATTTTCTATAGTTCCTAGAGATTCTTGGTACTTTTCACGGTTCCCACTTTGCAGGAGCGTTACTGCTTCCCTTAGGTATCTCCTAATCTCCAGTGGAGTTTGACCTCTATTTCAAATGCTCCTCACATTCACTGGAGAACTAATTTTACAGACTTTCCACAAATTTCATACAATCATCCCAATCGCCCATATAAATACATTCACCGTCAATCAATCTTCCAAATTGATCAACCCTATTATAACAATGTACCGTAGACCTTGCGGTATTGAATCCATATCCTGTCTCGACCACATAAAACTTTCCATTCTTTTCTACTTTATGTATCATATTATACCTCCTTATACGTTATATCCATATTTTCTAAACAAATCAGTCACATCCGATCCGTAACAATCAACCAATTTCTTTTTCAGCTTCCCACCATCTTCATACTGTTTCCAGTGGTGATATTCACCATTAATGTCGATACACTCAATATCCCATCCGTAACGATCCCACCATTCTGCATTGAGGATCTTGGCAATTTCTACTGTAATTCCACAAGCGGAAATTTTATCTCCTGACTTTACAGTCTTACCATTACTTTCTACCTCATAAATAACTTTTCCATAAAATTCAGTGATCATAGTGTCTCCTTTCTATAGTGCGCTTGCTATACGCTTGTATCATTTATGGTGCTCTAACTACTTGTTTCACAAGTAGTATATCGTACAAATTGAAATTTGCAAAAACTTTTCTTAAGTCAAAAGCACAAAAAACATTAGATAACATATTTATTGATTAATAAAGTAACAAATAAACACGTTCCAACTTAAGAAAATAAAGTTGTCATTTTATTATGATTTTTGTCATATTATTAACATTATTTTCTTAAGCTGATACTTAAGAATCTTAAGCTATGTGCAAAATAATATTAAATAATATATAATTATAACTTAAGATTCTTAAGTGGATACTTAAGAATCTTAAAAAGAAATAATATTAGTTGTAACTAATCAAATCTGTAAAAACAGCTCCCAGATTTACTGGGAGCTATATTTCTATACTAATTACCTCTCAAATTCTACCGCATACATATATCCATGACCATCATCCCATTCCATAATGAAATTATATGCTCCAGCTAAAAATAAATGAACATCAAATGGTTTTATTTTACAAATCTCCCTTGCCGGTCCGTCCTCATCTCCGTCCCATCGTTTCCATGTATTCATATATTCATCGTCATATACCTGTACTGGATGTTCCCAATCATCAAAACTATCAATCCACATATCAAGTGTGTTGCCTGTTTTTTGTTCGAACCTTTTTTTGCAATAAGTCCAGAACTGGCGCGGACTAATATTCGTGCGGTTACATTCTACCTCATACATCTTTTTACCTCTCATTTATTATTCTCCTTCCTATAGATATCTTCCAATTCATATTTATATATTATGCTCCATAAAACTATAATATCCGTATCTGCCAACTACAATGTGATCCAAAAAATTAATTCCAACTACCGCACACGCATCCTTCAATCGATTCGTAGAAAGGATATCCTCTTTAGACGGAGTAGGATCACCACTCGGATGATTATGAGAAATAGCTATCGACACCGCACCCAACATCAATGACTTCTGGAGTATTTCCCGGATCGGAAACATTGATGCAGTAGCTGATCCATGGGATGCTTCAAAACATCCAACGATATGATTCTTTACATCCATGCAGGCTACAAAAACATGTTCATCCGCACAATCACGAATGCCAATTACATCACCAAAAAACTCATTCAGTGCATCTGGCGAAGTATAAGACTTCCTTCCATCAACTTTGTAGTTGTTGTTATTTTCCCTTAAAACTGGCTTACCCTGTGAATCAAGACGTAATTCATATTGCCTTATTTTCATGATATACTCTCCTTTCTATAGTAGTCTGTCATCATCAGTACCAGTAAGCTATCTCTGGTAGAACACTCCTTTCGGAGTGTTTTCGACTATTTGTTTTTCATTGCTTCCTGTCTTGCTTTTCTCTCCTCTTCTGTTTCTACCTGATCGAATGTGAACCAGCTTGCAGTTCTCATATAACAACTTCCGTTTGCTTGTGCTGTCTCCTCATCTTCATCTGATTTCTTCTTTCCTTTCTTATAGAACCAGATCGGAAACTTTACTATTGCGTGCTGTCCAGGCTTGATAAAATATCCCATATCATTCCAAATCTTTACAGTGTGGATCGGCTCAACTTCCTTAAGTTCAACTTCCTCGCCAAGTGCGTTAACTCCTTTCAGAACCTTGCCTGTATATTTCAAAATTCCCTGTTCCGCAAGTTTCTGAGTCTGTACCATCATAATCATTGCATTAGTCATTTTCTTGTCCTCCTTAATTAAAAATTCTCTAACCAAAATCCTTCACAAAACTCTGTCCTGTTATATAAACTATACTTTTTTAGTGCTTTTTTTGTTTACATTATACTACATATTTATGAGAAAATCAATACTTATTACGAAAAAAAGATAAAAAAAATAAGCGGCACTTTAATGCCGCTTACATAACATCTGATCAATCTTTTTCTATATCAATACTTATAATATGGAACGATACTTTATTTAATGTATCCAAATCATAGTTACCGTGAATCTTTTGTAAGAATAGTTCCTCTGCCCTTTTTGGATTCTCCGCTGGAACTTCCTCTTTCAATAAAGCCTCATTCCAATTATATGTAATTATAAACATTTTCATTTAGTATTCTCCTTCACTGTAAATAACTTTTTAGTTTCGCCGTGTTTCATTTTCTTTTGACACACACTGCCATAACCAATCAATCGTGCATTTGGATTTTTCAATTTACGTCCACAACGTAAACAATATTCATGTTCCTTATCTTGCATAATATAACTTTCCCAGTTTTTTCCAGAGCCTATCTTTATTAAAACAATGTGCTCCTCTTAAATCTGACTCCTTTCTCTTTTCTTTACGAATCTCCTCGCAGTGCATTTTCCAGTCCCCGTAGTGTTGACAAGTTCCGTGACATTTCATAGTGCGTTCACCGCAATTATAACATGGGCAGATTTCCAATATCTTTCTCTCCCTTCATAAAAGATAGCGGATGTAGCAAGACTCGAACTTGCGACCCAGCGGTTAACAGCCGCTTGCTCTACCAACTGAGCTATACATCCGAGACGGCAGTTTATACGATACTGCCAAACGTTATAGAGAGAGGAGTCCAATGAAAAAACACTCGCCGAACTGTCCCAACTGGATTCGAACCAGTGAATGCAGGAGTCAAAGTCCTGTGCCTTACCGCTTGGCGATGGGACATTATACACGATACATCTACCGTGACTCACTTCCGATCCGGTTTTCATACACTCATATCGGAGTCTTTGTGTACTAAGATTCGCCTTTTTGATCGTCACCTCTTGTATGTTTGTCAACACCTCGATCATCTGCGAGGAAGTATTGCCGAATCACTCTTTACTTCTTATATTATACTACATTATAGTATATGTGTCAATAGATATTGCATAGCAAATTCATCTTCCATCTGTCCTGTTTTGATTCCACTCTCAACTTTCTGCACCAAACGAACTATGTAGTTGAGGTCATTTTCGCTGTATTTTCCCACGTGCTTTTTTGCGTTCTTTATTTGAAAACCGTTCAATCCAGTTGCTTTACTTAAATCATTTCCTTTATATGATTGAACTTGCAACACCGCTTTAGCATTAGTATATAATACAGATAACATAACCATTGTTGCTTCACCTACATCATATGCTTGCTGTAACAGATCGAATGATTCATTTACTTTCCGATCCAGTATCGCATCTACTAAATCAAATATAGCATCATAAGGTGGTTGATATATTGTTCCATCTTTTAATAATATTTCAAATGCTTCATCATAAGTAATCATAAACGTAATCTTTCCATTCTTTATCAGACATACTACCGCCAAATTCAACACCATCTAATTTATGAATATTATGTAACCAATCTATAACATCATCATATTTGAACCACTCTCCATGCAATTTACATTCATCAAAATATTTATGAAACTGTTTTTCTAAATAGTCCATTTCTTCTTTACTATCCAATGCAAATGCAGTTAATATTTCAAGATTATTTGGATTACATGCCTGAAGTTGACTCAATCTTCTCCACGGATTTCTTGATTTTCCAATTTTTATAGCGTTTGCATTATCTGTGATAAAATAAACAAAATATCCAATATCATCAAGTATCATAAAATCTCTCCAGTTTCCGCATCTACAACAGGGAGCGTTTCATCCAAATATTTATGTAAACCATCAATAATATTCACTATCAAATTTCGATGTGCAGATGAATTAATAGATTCACTAGCGGCAACCTTGACATCCATAATAGCTTTTTCTAAATCTTCCTTAATTATTACTAACATCAACATATCTCCTTATCTTATCTATCTCTAACAAGATACGTCCATAGTCATGTTCACAAATATCAATTAAACGCTCTATATTCGATTTTGAGAGAGTTATTTCTTTCTGTATATACTTATATAGCATAGCATCTGAAAGTCGCTCAAAATCGATTATAGACGCTTTAAACGCTTTATAAAAGCGTGTTCTCTTGTCTGTATTTGTAAGAATCAGTACAAGAATGTTATCAGCTAACAGGGTATCAAGTTGGGATTGCAACTTCTCATCCTGCATCAATGTTTTATCATCCCGAACAACATAAACACGAGAAGATTTCATAAATGACCTATTACGCAAACTAGAATAGATATCTGTTATGGAATCTATTCTCACAATATCTTTATTTGTCGCCCTCGATATTTGCTGGAGATATATCTCTTGTACTTTCCATTCTTCTCCAGCAAATATCATAAAAGAAGGTAACTGTTTAGATTTTATCTTTGCTTTTAATGTAGCAACATCCATATTAGTCTAACCTCTTACAGTATTCTACAACTTGTCCAACACCAGTACCAGGAATATATTCGTCTTTAGTATAAAATGCTGGACATTTATGCTCAAGACATTCCATAAATCCAGTAACAGTAATATCGCCTTGACCTCTCATTATTGCTGGTTTTGTTTCTGTGTATGTACGAAACGGACAAATATTTAATTTAACTGTTTTCACTGTAATCTCCACTTCCTAATATATTCATCAAACAATTTTTAGCATTTTCAACCTGCAATAAATGCCAATCAAGATCGAAATCATCATACGTTTGAACAAGGATATCATGTAACACATTCAGTTCTTGCAATATCCTATTCACATGAATTTCAGTTCTTCTAGTTATCTTTCCCATACATATTACTCCATTCTTCTAATGCATCATAAGCGGCTTTTAACATCTTAAATACTGCCACAACATCTGTTTCTAACAATTCTTTAAATCTATCACCGACAAACTTTAATTCCCAACAAGGGTCATTTGTATTATAATAAAAATATCCGATTGAATACTTACACTCATGTCCTTGATACTGATAATACTTTACAAGGTCAATAGTTTCATTTGGCTCATCTTCTGAAAATCTTGCAAGCTGTTTAGGACACGCTTCAAGCGCATAATCTCCCATTCTCCAATAAAAATTTAAGTCCATAATTCTCTTATCTCCAATACCCAATTATCCATCAACATACTACGGTTTATTCCTTTTACTCTTAACTTCTGTAAATACTTTGATGTAACATATATCCCATTATATCGACCTACATCAAAACTTACTTTCATGAATGCTTTCCAGAATAATCGTAAATCATATCCTTCTGCATCTTCTTTTAACGCTACTTTACTAGGTATCTTAAAAGCATTTGCAAGTGATACCTCTGCTATATTATCTACTACTAATTGGACATAATCATAAAACTCTTTTGGACTATCTTTATACAATAAATCTACATCCCCCGGAGTTTCACAAATATCTTTTATAATGTCCTCATTATCATGTGCATATGCCATTGCATATTGATATATTTCATCTGGTGTATATCTATCCATGTGAAACACTGTTCCACGACTTCTGATTGTTTCAAGAGTATTATTTTCATCCTCTAATGTCATTATGAAATAGTTATCGTTCGGACATTCTTCGATAACTTTTAATAAGGCGTTTTTAGCGGCATTTGACATTGTATCAGCATCAGGCATAATAAATGTTCTATTACCTATTCTATAAACCATCTCTATCATCTTACGAACAGAATCTACCTTATTATCTTCAAGATAAATTCCTTCAAACATTTCTAATAACAGTGTTTTCTTACCACTTCCCTTCGGTCCAACAAAAATGCTGAACCGAGGGAAAGAATTTTCTTCGATAAGTTGGTTAATTCGACTTTGTAGTTGATGCTGTCCGATCATGTCTTAACTCCTTTCCATGTTTATGTGCATACAAAATATTTATACACTTAGTATATAAGTCCTTATCGAATCTTCTTAATCTATGGTGAATTACCCAATGTACAGTAGATTTTGGAATGCCTATCATAGATTCAACTTGACACACACCATATCCTTTACTAACTAACAATCCACATAAAATAACTTCATCATTTGTTCTTTTAATTTTCATAGTTTTTTCCCTTCACTGTTAATCATTATAATTGCTTCAATATCATATTTTACAGACTGTGACCATTTAATATCTGCATTAAGATTTACAAATATAGATAACCATTTATTAATCTCGATAAACTCTCTATCACCACAATCTTTCAACCACTGTTCGTAATCAGTTAATTTTGGAAGTGTAAGATATTTCCAGTCACATCCGATTCCCCATTTCGATAAATCAAGTAAAAACTGTACATACTGTCTTACAAATGTTTTTAAATCCTTACCGCTGTTATAAATATCTTCAATTAGTGCAAGTGCTAATTTTACCTTATTGTCAATGAGATAATCAGTAAGTTTGAACATAGTATCATAATCTGTTGTTCCTAATGCTTTTACTACGTTTTCTAAGGTTAAATCTTTTGAATACGCTAAACATTTATCCATCAATGTAATAGCATCTCTCATACCACCATCGGCTATCTTTGCTATATATTCAATAGCTTCATCATAACCATTTGACGGTATTGGAGCAATTTCTTCCATCACACAAATATCGTGTAATCTCTTTACAATACCACTCTGACTTATTCTCTGAAAATCATATCTTTGCACTCTGGAAAGAATTGTCTTTGGAATTTTCTGAGGATCGGTGGTGCAAAAGATGAAAATACTCTTTGCCGGCGGTTCTTCAATGATCTTTAACATTGCCTGCCAAGCTGAGTTACTGAGTGCATGACATTCATCAATGATGAAAATCTTATACTCACTATCCAGACTTTTTGTTTTAGCCTGCTGTATAATTTCTCTCACATCATCCCGTTTACCCGTATACTTTCATATAGGACTGACTATATCTTTATCCTAAATAGGATACGCACCACTTCCATTATCGTATCAATAGATAATGTACTCCCATATGGGATAGTCGATACACTTTACTATACAATTACAGATTTCCAACTCATGTTATACCATACTTTTTCAAATGTTACATAAGAAATTAAATCTTGATAGTCCAGAAACACTACATCTTTCTTCTCTCCATTTAATTTTCGTATCCTTATTGATATAACATCATTTTTAGTGAGTCTATGTTTCGGGTTATTCTCACCAATCGTATTTCGTAATCCAGTTCTTATTGCGTGTCGTGTATTTTCACCACTTGTTAAATATTCAAGATTGTCAACATTATTATTTTGTTTATTACCGTCTTTATGATTTACTGTTAAATCACACTTTCCTAAAAACGATTCTGCAACTAATCTATGAATTTTAGCAAGTTTCATTTTGTGATTCTTCCATAACGATACGCAATAGTAACCATCATACTCACACGGTTTTAATATCTTCTCTGGTATCTCTTTTGTGCTAAAACATCTGCCGAATTGGTTACTTCCATTCATTTCGACTTTTCTTTTAACACTTTTTACTCTACCTAAATTAGATACTAAATAATAACCTTCATATCCTACAACATCTTTCCAAATCTCATTCATTTACATACTCTCCTTCAATATTATTTGCAATTTAAGTATAACAATAAATGAAAGATTTGTAAAGTGTTAATACATACTCTGTATCGTATAGTCTTAGCACGGGATTGGCATATCTTTCGACTTAGCTTTCCCCGTTAGCATCTGATTTAATCAGATACACCCCTGATAAGGTTCAATGCGTTTATTACCTAATTGTTACCAATTAGGAGCGCAGATTTTTAGTTTACGCCATTATTTGATGCGGCATCAAGTTCTATTGGATTTCCTTCTAAATGATTCACTTCATTTGCAAAAATTCTAGCACACGTTGTCTTACCACATCCAGCAGGTCCGCAGAACAAATATGCGTTTTTAACCTCTCCACTTTCAATCTGCTGTTGTAAAATAATCTTGGTACTGTTCTGCTCTGTTACATCTGCCCAAACTTTTGGACGATACTTAATTGCTAATGCTTTTGTTGCCATATTATAACTCAACCTCTCCTTCAAAATATTCTATATTACTCATTGGAGCACAAAACATAAATATACCACTTAAATCTCTTATGACCAAGAATGAACTCTCCCCATTACCTTGAAAAGTCCAATCACATTCTTCCCACAGAAATTTCTTAATTTCTCCGCTTTTTAATTTTATATTTAAGAATTTCATACATTCTCCCTAATTAAGTTTATACAATCCGTATCTTACACGTTCTCCGTATTTGTTTGTACCATCTACCATTATTGTGCTGATGTTATATCCAAGCTCCCGAAGTTCTTTAATCCTTGCTGATAATCGAGTGATGCCTAAATCTCGAAACGCATCCTGACTTGTAATACCTTTATGCTTTTTCATGTATTCGATAATTCTGTTTTTACTTCCTCTCATGCTTCATATCCTCTCTAAGAATAATGTCATAAAACGTGACTCCAAATAACTTAAAGTATTTATGTCCTGCTATAGTATGTTCTTCCTCTTCTGGAAAATATTTATAACTAATCGGCACACCGATCGTCTTTGCTAAGGCTTCAAGATTATGAATCGCAATGCCATCTTCCTGTCTATAATAACAAGTAGATGTAACACGCCATTCATCACCTTCGTCACAAGGAGCAAACTGCATTGCTTTTTCTGCGGCTCTAGCACCAACAGCTAAATCAGATAACCAATTCATAACGTTTGCGGCAATCATTTCTTCTTGAATATTCATGTATATAATCCTTTCAATGTTTCTATTTTAACTTTATTAGATTCTTTACCATTTAAAATTTTCTTAGTAGCAATTCTATCATTTTTTAATTCGGATAATATACGATCTCTATTGTAGTCCAAATTAGATAATAACTGGCAAATATCTGCTATTGCAGTATATCCTCTTCCATCAATAACAATGTTTCTTATAACTAAATCATATTCCTGTTGATCCACTTTAGTCTTCCTCTTCTATATACTTCTGTAACAACTGAAACAACCTTTCGGATATTACATAGTATCTTTTATTTGCACTTGGACCAAAATCAAAACAAAGTGCTGAATTATTCTTTCCCATTGCAAACGCTTCTTCCTCATTCTTCAACAACCAATCTTCTTTGATTGTAAAAGAATTGCAATCTTTTGTTTTCGTCTTACACTCAATTAACCAGTTCTCTGTAATCACATCTCCTTTTGCAAATGCTGTTGCACCACTATTTGCTTGTCTTTTTCCATGTACTGCCTTTGCGACTTTCTTTTCCTGCTGTTTCGAATAATATCTTGTTGACAGCACAGTTACCTCCTCTCTACTGTTTAGCTATCATCTAGTTACGTTAATATTGTACTACATAAAACAGTAAAAGTCAATTAAAATAAACGCTTTTTCACAACTTTTTTACTACCTATTTTATTATCTTTCAATTCCTTAAGTTCTTTAGAATCTTTAAAACTCACTAATCCTAATAGCCATTGTGCCTTCTTTTGAACCCACGGATCTCGTAATGGTAAAAATGCACCAGTACTTGCATCCCAATCTTTAAATGCTTCGTGCCACATTACTTTCTCAGCAATGTTAGGATATTGTTCTTGTAATGTTCTTAATTCTCTTGCCCACTCATCCCATTGTTTATCTGAAATTATATTTCTGTTGTACTCGTAATAAATACACGAATGAACCAACATCTGTAAACGTCTACGTTGAATTAACTCCGCAATTTCTAATTCTTTTCCATTAAATTCATCATAAGTATTCATAAAAAATAAAAATCGGCAGATTGTTAGTCTGCCGATTTACTCACTCCTTTATAAATTACGGCCATTTATACTTCTGTCTGCCAAGTGATAAACCCGTATCATCATCTAAAACATCGGTACAAAAATACACATTATCCCGATTTTCAAAAATTCGTTTCGCAATATCTTGATAAAGTGTTGAACACATACCATTAACATCGCCTAAATCGTCATTATAATACTGCGCTACTTCATGTTTGAAAACAATGTAGCAAAGAGTAAACGGAAATGTTCCATCCAACTTTTTAGTATACGATACAATAGGATTTCCTCGAAACGCTTCTTCAAATAACGAAAATTTTGTAGCTGTCATACCATTTTTCGGAATTACTGTAATTTTCAATACAATGTTACCAAACACTTTTTCTTTAGGAAGTAATTGTGTTAAAGCATCTGCCTTAGCAGAGTTATCAACATACAATTTAACCTCTTTTTCCTCATCATAATACAAAATTCTTATTTCCGGATCACGTCCAAAAAGAATCTCAAGTTCTTTATAGTACGTTGACCAGGGTGTTGCTAATTTAACAGTTGCCATAAACTATCTCCTTTCTTAAAAAATTTAATCGGAATACTGGGACTTGAACCCAGAACCTTCCGCTTATAAGGCGTCTGCTCTAACCTATTGCGCTATATTCCGTTAGCCGGGGCAGAAGGATTCGAACCTTCGTTTTCTGATTGATGGTTATCAGACTGTTGCCTTAGACATACTCTAACAAGCACATCACTCTTGTACCCTTTGTCTACACTTACACCCCGATGGTCGCCTTAAGGTCAGCGAACCGCACATCTCGTCATTTGGCCTGATTTGCTACTCGTATTGGAATTCTGTTCTGTCGGACTGTACACATCCTATCGAACGTCATTTCCGTAACTTTGGCTATCACTGGGCAGGCGTTCATTTGCTCTTCACCCCGCTTCTCCGGGCAAGGATTTGCACCTTACATGACAGGACCCCCAACTTATCGCTCCTCCTAATTGTCCTATCTTTACTTAGCGTCTACCTATTCCGTCACCGGAGAACATGTGTGTACTCATGAGGGACATACCATTTTCCACTTGAGGCCCATATTCATTTATATACCGCACCAAAAACTTCTCTGCGTTTCAACTATCGTTGTGTCCACGGCCATCCGTGCGGTTTATTATGTGGGTAAGGATTTGCACCTTACATAACTATATCTGAGAAATATAGCCGTCTCTGTTCTCAGCACCGACGCGTCTACCTATTCCGCCACCACATAACGTAGTCTTTCCTACTGTCAGACAACTTCCTAACGTTCTCTATCCCTTGCCCAAGATAGATAATCGGAACGGCAGGATTCGAACCTGCATCACAAGTAGGTGGCGAACCCCTTGTTGTTTACCGCCAAAGCACTAACCATTATGCTACGTTCCGTGAGTACTGTGAGAACGGGCGTAATCACAGTACTGTTGCGATTCATCTTTAATGAGTTCCTATCACAACAAAACTCAAATGCGGGTAGAGGGATTTGAACCCTCACGAGAATAATCTCAGGGGATTTTAAGTCCCCGGCGTCTGCCGTTCCGCCATACCCGCTACTCTATCAAAAATTAACTGTTGCCTACTACAAGTCCAAGACAATACGTTATGTCTTCTATATCAAGTCCATTCTCTAATAACGCTTTAAACAAAACACATAATTCAGCCATAACTACATGAGAATCTCCATCTATCGTCAAATCACCTTTATTAACACTAATCATTTACAGTTCCTCCTCATAATCATCTCTGTTATAATTCTTCATCCAATCAGCTAAAATAGCTCTTGCTTCCGAATGACTCAAACCGAAATCATTCTCTAGATACGGAGTTGCCCCAAACATATTTACTACTCCACTTCTTCTCAAATTCTCAAGATAAATCCAATACTTATTTGTTGTCTTTGCCATTTTGTAACTCCTTTCTCAGTTGCCTTTTAAACTCATTATAGTTTTTAATTTCCTGTAGATTATTCTTATCTACTTGTTCCCATCGTTCTTTTAAAATCTGATAGTATTCCTGATTTGTCATATCTCCTCTCTTTCTGTTATCGCACTCTTAATCACCCATCCTTCCCACGTTACATCAACAAGTTTTTCTTTTATTCCTTCTACATCATTTATATCTAATGATGCTAAAAATGGAATCTTAGTTATACATTCAGGACCGATGCCATACATCTTAGAAACTGGATTTGTAAGAGTACGTCCACATCTCATGCACTTCACAACTGCTTCTGCTTGTCCGTGAAGTTTCATATACACCATGCCTTTAGTTTCTTTTTCAATCGTTCCCGTCATCGTCCGTAAAGGCATCGGATTATCATTGTTCCACTTAGACATAAAATCAAATCCCGGACTTGACTTCTCTGTCATATACTTTTTAACAGTCACACGATATTCTATTTTCTCGTTTAACGTCTCTATTTCGCTTGTATTTCGCTTTTTATTGACTGACTGTAAAAGTATATGCGTATCTTCTGAAAGTCTCTTAAATTCGATTTTAGACGCATCTACAAGTTCATTATCTATGGTGATCGTACCTTTCCAATCGCTTAATAGTTTTTCTATCATTTTAACCTCTCAAGTTGTCCTATAGCATCTACATAAATCTTATGCTTTATTTCACTTCTTGGATTACCATCATCTGTAACTTGAATCCACGTTGACAATATTGTATAATGATGTGCGTCTTGCCATATTAAAAATACTCTCTCACACGATTCTATAGAAAGACAACTATCATAAGTATGAAGTAATATTGGTTTTCCATCACTCATAGCTATTGCCATTGGCCAATACTGTTTCATAACGGCTGTGCTCCTGTCACATTAAGATATCCAAAGTAATTTCTTGCCTTCTGTATAACTTCATCAAAGCTATCAGCTTCCATATTACAGAGATATCTATAACGTCCCCTTGCATCATATCCAAAAATCTTCCACATCATAATTTTCATCCTTTCTTGAGTTTTTATAGTTTGGGTGAGAATTTTAGGTGTCTCACCCACCACCAATGTCTACAGGTTTTAAGTCTCTGCATCGACTTGTATCTCATATCGTTTACATTATGTAGTATAACATTTATTTCTTTATTTGTCAACTACTTTTTCAAGATTCATTCATAATATTATCTACCTGTTCTTCTACTTGCTTTAATATCTCCAAATTAGTTTTAAGTAATTCATATACACTGGATTGTCCATGAATTTTGCCTTCTATAATTTCTCCAGTGTCAATATTCACAATATCAAACCACGCACCAGACTTTTTCACAATATCGTATTTAATAGCCACTTCTATAAGATCACGTAGATAGTCTATTCCATATTTATAGTTAATTGTATAAAATCCAGTTCTTCTAACCGCAGAAAATACTTTACTCTTAGTTATGCTAACCATAACAAGATTACCAGCAGGACTTTCTGCTGACCTAGTTAATTCATTACCCTTATCATCTATAAATTTACCACGACTAAATTGTATACGTAAAGCACACACATGTTTCCATGCCTTGCCACCTGGTGTAGTATTTCCACCCCAAGAACTATTTAGATCCTCTCTAAACTGATTTATACCTATACCAGTACATTTATGTCGTTTCATCAACATTTCTATTTTTTTGCCAAACAAAGTTAAAGCCTTTGCTATGCCACCGTATGTTTTATCTTCCATTGTTTTTTCAAGTTCCTGGGCAGACAGCAACATCCCGATACTATCTAATACCCATAACCCAACTTCTCCAGTATCTACTGCATCACAAATAATCTGAAATAACTCCTCAGCAGATTGGGACTTTGGTTGTACTATATACATTTTATCAACATCAACACCTATTTTATTCGCCCATTCTACATCTAATGTATTTTCGGCATCAATATACAACACATCTCTATTATCATCGGATTTCTGATAATTAGCTATAATATCTAGTGCTGTCGTAGTTTTACCTCCATGCTCCTCACCATAAAACTCGGTTATCATTCCAACTGGTATCCCACCAAACGTACAATAATTCATTCTAGGAGATGTAAACGGTATTCTCTTATAATTGTAATCACTTAATCCATAAGTCATAACTTCTTCCTTAAAACGTTTGTTTGCATTTTTCATAATCTCATCTAATTTCATTCCCATAACTTTGGATCAACTCCCTCATTCATTATTTTATCAACAACTTCTTGTGCCCGTCTTTGTCCTATACCTTTAACGGATAAGATAATCTCCATTAATCTATCTTCTGTACAAGCTGATACTAAATCTTTTGGCTCTATCTCCATTTGATTATATAAATCTTTCTGGGTAAGATGATAAGCATCATCAAACCCAGAACGATACACAGATTCAACCCATCTATTAAAATCATTAAGACTCATTTTTGTCAATTTCTTATAGGTTGAAAAATCGACAGCTTTTCTCATATTTTACTCCATAATCTCTTTAATATACGGCAATCCTTTCAAGACTTCCACGAACTGATTCCACTCATCAAGTTTGTGCCCAGACCGCTGTTTGATCATCGTCACGACGTTTTCGTAGTTCATCGTAATCGTGCGCCTCTGGTTGTACGATGATGGAAGTAACTGTATTAGCTGCCACCAATATGTCTTATCTTTTGTTTCAATGTATCTCTCTCGGCACTCATTTAACGAAGGAATAATGAAACTTGTTAATAACTGTAAAGGTTGAATTTGTGTAGCAAAGCTGCCTTTACCAAATTCATAATTAAATAAATCACACCCCGTATTTAACAACTGTTCCCAACTGAAATCATCCAATTCAAATTCTTTAGCAGCAATCTTGTGCATGGTACTACATGAATTTGTTGTCACGTTAATACGGTACTGATCCATTTCTTTCCACCAATAAAGTGGAGCAGTAATATCAAGACTAACAAATATTTGGCGAAGATATTTTCTATGTTCTGATCCTGCCTTATACAATCGTTTCATAAGGTCTAAATCATTTTCACCTATAATATAATTCGGTGTGCTACCACACCAGTCAGGTCTAAAGCCACACGTTTTACATAATTTATCTTCACACCCATAAGTACTATCACTTTTATCCCAACTATTCATAGGATTGCGAAGTCCTCGGATTGCTCCTTCAAAATTAAATACTTCAACATGTTCCACTCTTATCATACTTCTTCACCTCAAATCTTCCATATTGATTACCAATAAATTTTTGCAGACCGTTTTCAAATGAATGTAATATATTATCACTATAAGTACACCACTCTAAATTCTCCACCCTGTTATCATTTTTAATACCATTCTT